ATAAACGGCGTTGAAAATAAACAGCCCACGGCGTTCCTGGCATATGGGTGAATCCAAGCCCAAGACTATATCTGCTTCCTAGTTCAATGTATTGCGAACCAGAACCACTACCGTAAGTAATGTCTGGAAGCGGTGCGTTAAAGTAAATGTCAGTTGAAGTAGCACTTGTTACAATAAATTGGCTACCAACAATAGGTAAAAGCAGGTCAACATCAGTTCCACGAATTGTAATTATATCGCCTGCTCGTATGGTTGTATTACCAACCACCGTAAAACGTGCAAGTCCTGTTGTTACACCGTATTTGTTTCCAGCAATGTTAAAGTATTGCGGTGCTGCATATGCACCTGCAGGAACTACGGTGAATCCATTAGCTATCATCGTTCCAGTCCCAGCGGTATAAGTCTCATCGCCGCTACCAGTAGCAATTACATACTGGAATGTATCAGCATCAATCACGGTTGACACCGTATGAGTTCCATTTGGATCTGCTGTAACGGGTGTTGCCGAGAATCCAACGTCTGAAACTGTAATTCCATCACCAGCAGTCAAACCGTGATCCCTCAATACAAGCTGCACAATGCCAGTAGCACTGGTGTATGTCCCAGATTGGATGGCTCTGCCATTAGGAATATATTCCCACGCTCTAGCACCGTCTCTGAACAAGTAAATCCTATCAAACGCTTGGAGCATTTCAATTACTTCAGTCACAACTCCATCAGTAGGATACGGGATACTTGTTACCGAGTAGCCATTAAGCTCGATCTTCTTGGCCTCGTTGTTCGTAGCAAGAATAATGCTTTCTTCAAGGTTTGTCGTAGGATTGCTCCACACACAAGAACCATAAATGCCAGATACAGCATTATCATTTAGGATAGAAGCTATTTTACCATACGTTCCGTTGATCGTAAGCGTTGGATTATCTGCCCCAGCATTAACAAAGCTAAGGCTATCAGCGTCAACGTAGCTCATTAAGTAAGAACCAGCAGGGATACCAGTAATCGGCTCTGTTGCTACGCTTGGAGTTCCCAAGGTAATGTATGCTGGCAAACTTCCCACGCTAATTCCATGTGCCGTGCTAAGGTTTATCGTAACAACCCCACTTGTTCTCGACCCAGAACTAATAGTCAAAGCAGAATTAAGAACAATAAACGGCAAACCCAATGGATTAGCACTATTTGTCAGCGCACCAGACTTCAATTCAATGCCTCGTCTTGGCTGCCAGAAACCATTGATCCTACCGTTTTGGCTAAGATAGACCTCACCCGCTTTTAATTGATTGGGATTAACCCTGCGGTTCATACCAATGAACCCAGTATCGCCATCAATTAGCGTTTGGTCGTCAAGCCCACCAAATGAACGGTAAGATGCCACGGTTTATTGGTCGTAAGCAATGCAAGTTCCGCTGGAAACAGTAACGTCTGTAAAGTTACCACCGATACCAGTGCCTGCAAGATGGGTAATTGTTTGAAGGTCTGCAATGTTGGTAAGATTACCCTGAAGCGTGGACAAGACCGTATCCTCGATGAACTGAATCCACCGATAGTTTTTACCAGTCTGTGCGCCTTCGCCAGAATTTAATACATGACCGCCGTTGCCGCCTTGAAGATGAAAAGCTGTGCTACTCATAAGTTTTTAATAAGCAAATAGCATCATTGCTAGTCGCTGTAAAATCTTTAGCGAATCAATCAGCTTTTGTCAACCCCTAGTCTTATGGCTCAATCTTGGAATGTATTGAATATCGCAAGCATTACTCCAATTAAAACTGGTATCGCTATAAGCATCTCCATTGTTTCGTTGTTCATAGTGGCTATTTGTTCTTTGTGGTTAATAATAAAGACTGATTCTATCGGTCATAATGTATGGTTTATCGGTCATGCAATAGGTTTTACGCGTAGCGTATCGGACATTATTTTGACGTGTTTAGTTTGTGTTGCGTAGGTCTAGTCTGGCTTGACCTATCGCGCTTAATTCAATCAGCTTCAGAACAGTTTTCAAGGGTTATCTAAATAGCTAATGTTAATTGGGATGTTTCTTTCTCAATTCGTTTTAATGCAGCAGCATAGTAATCAGGATCTAACTCGCAAGCAGTTAATTGGTGCTTACGATAGTGGCATGATATTGCAATGCTACCACTTCCCATGTGGGTATCTAGTATTTTATCGCCTTCTTTAGCGTAATTCGCTAATATCCAATCGTATAAAGCTACTGGTTTTTGAGTAGGATGAATACGTTTTTCTTTATTCTTCATGTCTTCTTGAAGCATCCCATTCCATTCATAACGGAACATATCAACACGTAAGCCAAAGCTGTGCGATGCGATTTCGGCTTTTGAAAATGTGCTTGTGTCGTTCTTTTTATCCCACACAATTCGACCAAAGTCAGGTATGTGTTTTGCGTAATAATTAACTCCCCACACAATTTGATTTGTTGAAACTCTTCGTAGCTCGCTGAAATAAACTTCATTAGGAATTTCCCAGTTTTTTATTTTTGCTGTTTGCCTTTTTATTCCAGTAGTTGAAAAATCAGATCCAGTATAGTTCTGCTTTTGATAATCAGAAAAATAAGGAGGGTCTACAATAGCTAAATCAAAATAATTGTCTGGATACTCACGCATAAGCTCCATACAATCCATTTGTTTTAAATTCAAATAGGGCGATGTAATTGTGTCTTTATTCATTGCGACCACCAAACTATCAACACCTACCAACAACGCAACAACAAAATTCAATTACTTTCAAGCAAGAAAATTATGCAGCCGTCAGCCAACATTACAAAATGTCGCCGTTAACCTACTCAGCACATCCCCTGTAATTAGGCAGCTCTTCACTACCCCAATCACAATCCAAATCCATACACACATACTTACCCAATCTACTACGCCAGATCGCCTTCCTCCCACACTCAACACACGCAACCATCTCATGCGTAGGACACACCTCCATGCGATACCCCGCATTATCACCGCAAAACTTGCACTTTATACAACTATCTTGCATATCAGTTACTTTAAATTAGCAGTTTCAGCCATGCAAAACAATCCACATGAAACCTTAACCTCATCATCTCCAGTCGGTTCTCCCTCTGGTATCTGGTCTAAAAATATCGGCGTTTTTTTACCTTTAACTGAAATCCTATTGATTTCAAAATTTAATTTTCGTTCAAGTTCTGCCATCCTGTTAAACTCAATAGGGTAATACTTTCTTATGCGCTTCCAGTAATTTACCGAGTCCCTAGCCTTAACACACGCAATACAGTTATTATTTCGGAATCCCTGACGATACATCAATGGTAATTCAATACCTACTCCCTCAAGTATTCCAAAACAATCTTCTTTTGTAAGGTGATGTTCAATCAATGGACATTCAATAATCCGTTCCTTATTATGGTTTTGCCATTTCTTAACCCTGTGCCTTTCATTTGCTGTATAACCATATATCTCAATATCTCCAATCTTCAAGATCGAATCACCTGGAATCATCTTCATTTCGCCAGTACATGGCGCACCAGCTTTATTAACGAGATACTTGCGCTTCTCCCACACCTCCCACGTATCTTTAAACCTTTCCGATTTAAGGATATTAACCTTCTTGCCAAACCAATTCTCACAGTCAGCAATAAATCTTACGTTATCATCGTTTTCGCTACCAGTATCATTATAGTATATTTCAACTGAATCACCATATTTTTCAATGGAAAGTTTGGTAGCAACTGCCGAGGCCGCTCCACATGAAAATCTAGCTATTACTCTTCCTGTTTGTTTTAGTTCCATAATGTCTTTTCAACACCGTTTTACACCACAACACAAACAATACAAGAATTATTTTAAATTTACCCAATCTCAATCTCCATATCACCATCCTTACTCCCATCCCAAACCTCCAACTTAGCACACTCCAATACCCCTATAATCCCCGCCACAGTCAAATCAAACTCAACCGAATAACGATCAATCAATTTACCCAAATCCTCCGCAAACGCCTGAATCTGATCTTGCTCTGTCATAACCCTTACTATCAGACCAACAACCAACTAGCAAGCCCCTTTGTAGCATTTTTTATGGGGCAGGTTGATGGATATAAATCTCTTGCCTGTTCGCTGCTGCACCCCCTCCCCCCACCTGTCCAAGTGAACGCTACTCAATCGAACATGCGTTGCAATAAATCGAGCGTTTAACTTGCCAGATTGCGCTCTTAAACCGTGACAAATCGTAACACTTTGTTTTAAACGTCCGTTGGATTTGGGATTAGACATCTTGTAACAAGTTGTAACTTACAATGTAAAGCGTGAGACAATCCACAAGACAACCTGGAAACTTGGTGCATGGACTCCGGATAATCCACGATGGCAAGATAACTTGACTAGTGACAAGTCAACCAGGATGCAGTGCCTCACACGTTGCTATTTTTTGCTTGAGATGACAACCCATTAAACAGTCGTTTAAGATTGTTACCCACTAGCCAAGATTAAGCGAGTGTTTTAATTGCCTATCGTATCAAACGCTTGTTTTAAGGTTGCGCATGTGTCTTGCGTCGATGTACGTACTAAGGTGCGTTGCGTTATCGCTTGCGATGCGTTGTGGTGGTATCA